AGAGAAATGAGTAGCAAAAAAGATTTACTTAGACTTCTTGAAGAAAAGAAGAAACGTGAAAGCCTCGTAGACTATAGAGATAACTTTGAAAAGTTTGCTAATGATAATTTAAAGATCATTACTAAGGATGCTAAGAAGGGGTTCGTCAACTTTTCTTTCAACGATTGTCAAAAACAAATATCAGAAATTTTAGATGAACAGATAAAAGAAACTGGTAAGGTTAGAGCGATTATATTAAAAGCTCGACAGCAAGGTATTAGCACCTACTGTGCAGGAAGAGTATTCTGGAAAACATACTTCACTCCACATGCACGTTCAGTTGTTATGGCTCATGACAGTGCAACATCAGACGCACTTTTTAATATGAGTAGAAACCTTATTAGAAATATGAAAAAGATTTATAAGCCAAAAGAATTAAAATCAAATGCTAAAGAAATTGTTATCTCATCTCCACATTTTAAAAAGGATGAGATTGGTGAAAAACCCGTAGCATCGTATAGATTATATACAGCGGGTTCTCCTGAAGCTGGTAGAGGTACAACCCCAACGATTGCACATTTATCTGAGGTTGCATTCTGGCAGCATGATGAAAAGATATTAGCTGGTTTGTTCCAGGGCATATCTGAAGCTGAGGGTACTGAAGTTATACTTGAGTCTACAGCTAACGGTGCAACAGGAGAATTTTATAGATTATGGAGAGGAGCTCTCGAAGGTGAAAATGAATACACCCCAATATTTTTACCTTGGTTTGTAACACACGAATATTACAGGGATCCTCCAGAAACATTCGAACGTTCCTCAGAAGAGGAGCTACTAGTAGAACAGTACGATCTAAATGATGGTCAACTCTACTGGCGTCGGTTAAAGATTGCTGAAGGTGGGGAACTTAAGTTCCGCCAGGAATACCCAGCAACTCCCGATGAAGCCTTTATTACGGCAGGCTCTTCAGTATTTGCATTAGATAAAGTATCGGCCTTAGAACCGGTAGCGCCTGAAAAGAAAATGCGCTTTGACTTTAATGCATGTATGTGGGAAGATTCTAGCGAAGGTAATTTTCATATATGGGAATACCCGAACTGGGATAGTAATTATATAGTAGCTGCTGATGTATCCTTAGGGGTAGGTCAAGATTATTCAGCAGCGGTTGTTATGGATACAGAAAGAAAAGTAATTGGTTTGTTCCGAGATAATCATATTGATCCTAGTAAGTTTGGGGATCTATTATTTTATTTAGGAAGATATTATAATAATGCATTGTTGACTGTTGAAAGTAATTCTATGGGGATAGCAACGTTATCACGTTTAGCTCAAATGAATTATGTTAACTTATATAAGCAGACTAAGATAGCTGCTATATCAAAAGAAGAAGGTTTAGTTCCAGGCTTTAGAACAACACAATCAACAAAGCCTCATATTATCGGTAACTTAAAGAATGCTATTGAGACTGATGATATATGGATAGGATCTCCTATTATTATCCAAGAATTAAAAGATTATATTTCAACAGACTCTGGAAAGACGGAAGCTGCGCCTGGTTGTCATGATGATACTGTTATGTCAATGGCTATTGCTTTAGAGACTTTACGTACACATTATGATAAGTTAACAAGAGATAAAGTACCTTGGTCTCAGAAAGTTGGACACATTGTTCAAGATCAGACCGAATGGCTTTAAAGGAATCCCGTTGTCCTCACTGCTCCGGCGGAAGCAGGGGATATATCCGCCATTAATAAGGAGTTAATATGGATATTGAAAAGTTAAGAGAAGAATTAAAAGTTGATGAAGGTTGTAAGTATGAAGTCTATAAAGATCATCTCGGTTATCCTACTTTTGGGATTGGCCACCTTATTACTGACGCCGATCCTGAGTATGGTTTAGAGGTTGGCACCCAAGTAATTGATGAGCGTGTGCATGAAGTATTCGAAAAAGATATAGAAATAGTTATTGCTGATTGCAAAAATGAGTATGTCTTCTTTGATGACTTACCTGAGGAAGCTCAACACATTGTTGCAAATATGATGTTTAATATGGGTAAACCTCGAATGAGTAAATTTTTGAAATTTAAAGTTGCTTTAGCGGAACATAACTGGGAGAATGCTGCGATTGAGATGGAGGATAGCCGCTGGCATAAACAAGTTACTAACAGAGCAAATAGACTTATTGAGAGAATGAAAAATGTCAATTGATTATAGAGGCGAAAAGTTTTCAGGTTATAATAAACCTAAGAAAACTCCAGGACATAAAACAAAATCACACGCAGTGTTAGCTAAAGTTAATGATGAGATTAAGTTAGTTAGATTTGGCCAGCAAGGTGTGTCAGGGGCTGGTAAGAATCCTACAAGTGCAAAAGATAAAGCACGTAAGAAATCTTACTATGCTCGACATAATGCACAAGATGCTAATCCAAGTAAGCTAAGTGCACGTTATTGGAGTCATAAAGTAAAATGGTAAAATGTCTTACATTGTTATACAAAAATTACAACAGCTAGAAAAAAAGATTAAGCGTGCTGCAATACGCTATCAAAATAATCAAGCTGCTAGAGGAAATTATATACCATCAATTGAGGAAGCAACCCGAGAGGTTTTAAAAAATCACAATGCCAAAGCGACCTCAAAAAAAACTACAACCTGAATCTATATATAATGAATATGATGAAGATGGTGATGGTATTGTTTCAGATTCTGAATTGGCACATATAAAACAAATAAAAGAAACAGAGACAGCATTGAGAAAACATTTAGCACAATTAAGAATGGCACGCTACACTCTTATAGGAATGGGTATCTTTACAGTCTCAATGTTTTTTATTCCTTTAGAAAGAGTAGAAGCCTTATCTGATTTATCCAATTTGTTTTACATTTCAGGTGCAGGTATTGTTGGTGCTTATATGGGATTTAACAAAATTAAAAAATAAGAGGACAATATGATAATATTTTTTGTTTTGTGTGCTACAATGATTGGCGCAAAGAACGCAGAGTTTATTGATACTGCTAAAAAAGAAATGAGTAGTGGACATGAATGGCGTTATGTTGGAAAGAAAGAACCTAATGGTAAAGTACCAGCATTAACTATAAAACCAGAAATGGGTAATGAATATATTTTATTTAAATTAAAGAGGGATTTCTAAAATGAGAGAAAAATTAATTACTGCTTGGATGGCATATGCCGAAGGTAATATGAAAAAGCATTTAGCAAATATAGAAGTTTATTTAAAAAGTCCAGTTGGAATTGGTGAACATAGTGATATTTTAGAATCTATGGAACAAGAAGCCGAGAAAGCTGCATATTGGAAAGATCAATTAGAAATCATAAAAATACTATGAGATGCTCTACACACATAAAAATAATAAGTTACTTGTAGAAGGTTCTGTCGGTAAAGTTTATAAAGATCAAGAATTATTATTTAAAGGTAATAGTTATATTGCAATAAAACTCTTTATTAAAAATGCAAACAATCATAAAGATATATTAAATAAATTTGAAAAACAATTAACAATGCGTGAGCAATGTAAGTTTCAAATAAAAGAAAGAATGGACCCAGGAGCGGATCATGGACGAGACAAGATACATACAGCGACCAAAGAAAGTGGAAGCAAAACCGGTAAAAGAAAAAAATAAAACGGAAGAACAAAGAGAGCTTCCTCGCGCGGGCGCGTACACGGTTGCTGATTTAGAGAATTCAAAAAAGATATATTCAAATACTGGAGGTAAATATTAATGGCATCTTCAGGATATAAAGAAGCAGTAACAGATGAACAATTAGTTAATCTTATAGAGAATGGAGTTCATAGTTCTTCAGGTGATTGGTTAAACGCAACCGACTTAGCTAGAGAAAGACTTAAGGCAACATATGAATATGCAGGATTAGCTAACTATCATTTAGCACCACAAGGTGTAAGTACGATAGTAGATACTTCTACAACAGAAGTTATTGAAGCATACACTGCAGTTATATCTGATTTGTTTTTGTCTAATAATAGGTTAGCTCGTTTTGTACCTTATGATGAAAGTCCAGGTTCTTTTAATGCGGCAAAAGATGCATCCGCTATTGTTAACTATTGTTTGTTTAAAAAGAATAGTGGCTGGGAGCTACTACAGCAGTGGATTAAATCTGCTTTGTTATGGAAGAATGCTGTTTGTCGTTGGCATTATATAGAAGATAACCAGTATGTTTTTGAAGAATACGAAACAATTTCACAATCTGCTTTAGATGAAGTATTATCAGAAGATAACGTAGAAATTGTTGGAAGTTTAGAATTTGAAAATCAATTTAGTAATGCAGATCCTTTATCAGGGGCAGATCCTAATGTTGATTTAATGTATGTTAATGTAAGAATAAAAAAGAAAATTGATAAGTCAAGAGTTAAAATAGAATTAGTACCACCAGAAAGTTTTCGTATTTCTAGGGAAGCAACTTGTATTACTGATGCTTCTTTTGTAGGAATGCAATCTGAAATGACTCGTTCTGAAATAAGAACATACTATCCTGAAGAAGCGGATAATATAGATAATTGGGATGAACTTGCAGGAGGAGAATCCTGGTTAGGAGCTTCTCAGTATTCAGAAGATGTTGCTGCACGTAAACTAATAACAGGACAGGAGTATCATGACGGTGCTTTATTAAGTGAGTCTTCTCCATTAGAAGCAAACAGAGCTTTAACTGTTACAGAGTGTTGGTTAAACGTTGATAGAGATGGTGATGGTATTGCTGAGCTAAAACATTTTATTACTGTAGGTAAACATATATTAGCTGAGGAAGATGTTGATTCTGTACCTTTAGCTTCCATTGTACCGATTGATATTCCACATGAATTCTTTGGTTTATCAATGGCAGACTTTACACGTAGTAGTACATTAGCAAGTACAGCAATATTAAGAGGATTTGTAGAGAATACTTATTTAACAAACTATGCACCTAAGTTAGCTGACCCTAACATTGTAGACTTTAGTGCATTACAAAATATGAAGCCTAAGCAAATTATCCCAACTAATGGTAATCCTATGCAGGCAGTTGCACCTTTAACACCTGATACTATTTCTTCAGGTACAGTACCGTTGCTAGAACATTTACAATTAATAAAAGAACAAGCAACAGGAATGTCTAAAGCTGCTCAAGGTTTAAATGATACATTATATATATCAGGTAACTCTGAACAAAAATTACAAGCAGTACAATCTGCTGCTCAAAAAAGAATCCAACATATAGCTAGAAGGTTCGCTGAAACTGGATTTAAAAGATTAATAATGGGTATCTATGAAACCATGCACAAGAATATGAAAGGTAAACTTACTTACAATCTTGATGGCGTATATGGTTCTGTAGATATATCCGCACTTCCATCGAAGATGGATGTGGAAATTTTGTTGGACATTGGAGAGAATTCAAATTCAAATACTATTAGTAAGCTATCAAAGATTGGTGCAGAAATATTACCTGCATTAAATCAGCAAGGTGCAGGTATGGTTGTAAAGCCAGAGGCTCCTGCTGTTTTAGCAACTAAATTAATTGAAGCAATGAATATTGATAGTAATGATTTTCTTGAAGATTATACAACAGACGAGTTTAAGCAGAAAGCTGTTCAAGCACTTCAACAACAGTCTCAAGCTGCTGACGTTAAGAAACAAGTAGAGCAAAAGAAAGCTGTGGCTGATGCCGCTTTAGCGGAGGCCAACGTTGCTTTTACTGGTGCTCAAACAAAGAATACATTTGATGATAATGCCAAGCAGTTAGCTATATCAATTGATAGGCATTTTCAAGAATGGGCAGACCTTACTATTAAGGCCACTAAAGAAGGTGCGGAGTTACCTCCTCATCCTAACTATGGTGAAATACTACAAATGGCCCAGGGGCTGTTAAAACAAAGTACTCCGGGTTAATCTTGCTTTTATAAGGAGAAAAACTAAATGGTTAATATAGACCAACTTATGCCTTATACGATAGGCTTTGATCGTATGTTTGATATGCTAGATACAAATTTAAATAGTATGTCAACTGGTGGATACCCACCTTATAATATTAAAAAAGAAGGTGACTATAAATTTTCTATTGAAATTGCTTTAGCCGGATTCGGTAAAGATGATATTGAAGTTAAAGTTGCTGAAAGCGAACTATCTGTTAAATCTGTTAAAGAAAATAAAGATAAGGAGGATACTGTATATAGAGGTATATCTTATCGTAAGTTTGATAGAAGATTTGCCTTAGCTGATGATATTCAAGTTATTGATGCATCATTAGAACATGGTATGCTTACCATTAGCTTAGAACGAATTATACCCGAGGAAAAGAAACCTCGATTAATAAAAATTAAATAGGGAGAATAATTATGGCTACCGTAGAAACAGTCACAATAGGTGCTTCAGGTACAGGTGCCGCTCAATCAGGAAATATTGCGACAAGCGCAGGTGGAACAGCCGGTGTTATAATGGTTTGTAATGATACTGATTCGCCACTTACTTTTGATGTAAAGACAGGAGCAACTACAGTATTGAGTAATCAATATATAAATGCAAAATCATTTTCAAGAATAACAGGACTTGGAGATGGAAATCAAACATTAGCAAATGTTACAACAGCACATGGAACTTCTGCACAGCATAATGAAAAAGTTTATGTGCTTCAGGCAAGTGCTTAACATAATATAAAGATATAATTATGGAAAAATATAGAAAGGTAGCCGAGACGAGGCTAGGTAATAAGACATCCTATGGTAATCATAAAATACATCCCGATGAATTAGCGCGGAGAGCCCATATTAAAGGGCACTTCGCTGCACAAGAACGCGATGCATTTTTTGATGAAGTATATGGAGAGGTTCTAATTGATTACTTTTTACAGTGGTTAAAAACAGAATCTCATGAAACAAAGTCTAGAGAATTCCTTTACTCGTCAGCTATGGCTTTAGGAAGTGTAAAAGAAAAAATGATAAGCTTTGAAACGTATGGAAAGAATGTTCCACATATATTAGAAGAGGACAACGAAAATGAGACAAATTGATAACGATAAGTTAATAGAAAATATTGGTGAAATGATTAATACATTAGAATATGATTCTAGTAGAAGCCCAGGTAAAGCTAAAATTAATGCGCAGACTTTGGTTAATCTACATAACTTAAAAGAACTTTATATAAAGAATTCAAAAAAGCCTACACCTAAAAAGGAGGTAAGCAATGATGGATAATACCGCAGCACAAACAGACTCTACCCAGATGGATGATTCTGTTGCTAACGGTGGTCAAACAGAAGAGAAGTTGCTGGCTGACATTATTAGTAATTCACAGTTTGTGAAGAACGAAGAATCTCTACCCAATGAGCAAGTTCCAGAGTTAGACCCGGAAGAATCAGATAAAGAAGACCCCGCATCTGAAGAAGCCGATAGTGAAGAAGTTGAAGAGGAGACTAATAAAGAAGAAGTAGAATCTACAGAAGAGGATGTCGCTGAAGAAGCCGCTACCCAAACTGAAGTTTTTACAACTGATGATTTAGATCTAGAAGCTAAAGTATCCGTTAAGATAGACGGTAAAGATACTGAAGTTTCTTTTAATGACCTTATAAAAGGTTATACTACCGAACAATCTCTTTCTAAAAAGGGTCGAGAATTAGGGGATGCAAGGAAAGGACTAGAAGAAGAATATAATAAACGTATGGAAGAAGTAAAACAATTAGGTAGTGCTTCAGCCGCTGTATTATATTCAGAAGAGCAAGAGCTTTCTAAACGCTACCATGAAATCGATACTCAAATCGAGGAAGCGCGAAAAGAAAACGATACGTTCAAACTAGGTGAACTTAAAGACGAAAGAGAACAAGCTCAGCAAGCTTATTGGAAAGCAAGAAATAAACGAGAGAATGTTGTAAAATCTATTCAAGCAAATAATGAAAAACAATTCAAAGAGAATTGGGAAAAACAAATTAAAGTATTTAACGATAATATTAATGAGTTAATTCCAGATTATAGTGAGAATACTGCAACATCTATTAGAGAGTTTGCTATTAAAGAAGGTGTTAAACCAGAAATAATAGATACTATTGTTGATCCAACTATTGTTAAGTTTGTTGACGATTATCGTCGACTAAAGCAAGGTGTTACAAAAGGTACCGTTAAAAGAAAATCTGTCCCTGCTAAACGTATACCTGTACGAAAAACTAAATCAGTAAATGAAAAGAAAAATCAAAGAGCTGCTGATTTAAGAACTCGTGCTTTAAGTTCTAATTCATCTAAGTCTGATCAAGACGCTTTTCTAAAAACTCTAGCCGAAAAATCCCTGAGCAAAATATAAAACTTATGGAACCTTTGGAGGGTTTAAATGACAACTACAATCGGCGTGCGCCACGTAGAAGGACCAGGTGGTCCAGCTCGTGGAACTAGCACTAATGAGACTGTCTCTCAAAGAGAAGATCTCGCAAACTTTATTTCTATGATTACAAGAGATGAGACACCATTTCTTGCAGATATTGGAAGTACTAAAGCAACTGCAATTTATCATGAATGGCAGACAGATACACTAGATACACCAGGCGATTCAAGAATTGCTGAGGGTCAAGATTTTGCAGTACCAACCGCAGGTGCTCAATCTTTATCACCAGCTGTTGGCGCTAAATTTGGTTTATCTGGTCCAACTAGAACTAGACTTGGAAACTATACACAGATTAATGGTAAGACTATTGCTGTGTCAGGTACAAGGAGAGCTGTAGATCAAGCAGGTGTTGCAGACGAATACGCATACCAGCTTAAGAAGCGTGGAACTGAAATGAGACGTGACCTTGAATTCGATATGGTTCATGCTCATAATGTTTCAGCTGCTGTTGCTGCCCAAGGTAATACAGCTAGATCTGCTGGTGGAGTTTCTGCTTTTATTAATGGTACAGCAACTTGTAACTATGTAGGTCAGTGGGAAGCTCCTTCTCAAGCTACTACTGGTGCTGGTACTGATAATGAAGGTACTGCAATTCCAAGAGCTAGTGTGAATGCTTCATCTTCAGCTGCCCCTACTAGAGGTGCTTTAGCATTAACTGATATTGATGCAGTTATGCAGAAGATCTATGAAGAAGGTGGAAAGGCTACTAAGATAATGGTATCACCAAAGATAAGAAGGGACTTCTCCGACTTAATGGTAAGTGATACTGGTGTTAGACGTAATATGGATGCTAACGGTGCACTAAGACAATCTGTTGATGTTTATATGTCTGACTTCGGAGATATTATGGTTATCCCTAATTATATTATGGGATTAGCTAATAACCATGCTGCTATACTTGGTGATGGTTCTGGATCAACTAAGTTTACTAGTAGTGGTATTCCGAATATGGCTGACTTTGCTGCATATATCTATGACCCAATGTGGTTTAATATTGCTACCCTACGTCCACTTGCAGAAGTAGACGTTGGACAGAAAGGTGACTCTACTGTCGGTATGATGGTTGAAGAGTGTACTCTTGAAGTTAGAAATCCAAAAGGTTGTGGAGCAATCTACGGTCTTAACTAAAGATACTAAGGGAAGGTTAAAAAATTAATCTTCCCTTTTTTTACAGGGAGAATAGAATGTCAAATCGTAAAACTAAAGATAAAGCTGCCGGTATACTTAAAGAAAATCCAGGTATACTAAAAGGAATTAAAAAAAAATATCAAGGTTATAAGAAAAAAAATGAACCTTGGTCTGCTAAAGCATTTTTAAATAAAGCTGCAAAAACAGTTGTTAAGCAGGGTCTAAGTCGTGGCTCACAAAGAAAAGCTAAAAAGGGTGGTAACCCAGAGATTGCTGCTAAGATGGGTCACTTAGATTCTAGGATAGCTACAGGTTATAATACAGGCGGAAAGATTTCTAAATATTATTCTAGTGGTGGAAACGTTATTACAGGGAGAGACTAATGCCAATTAAAATAGCACCAATAAATAAACCAAAAAAATTTAAAGATCGAAGTTCAGGTCTGCCTACTGCTTTAAATGTACGTACTGGTAAAAAAACTTCGGGTACAGCTGATTATAGTCCAACTGATAATATATATAAACTAAAAAAGGATGGTACAAAAGTAAGTTATCTTATGCGAAGTTTTAAAAAACAAGCTGACAAGCGTGACTTAGCACGAGCAAAAGCTAATATACCATATGCTAAAGATACTATAACAGGTTATGGAAAAAAAGATCAAACATTAAAAAATGTAACACTTCCAAAAAATGTTAAAAAACGTAAGATAAAGGTTGAAGGACTTGGTGGTAAATTTTATAATACAGGTGGAAAAGTTTCTAAGTCTTATGCATCATGTGGTGCTAATATAATAACTGGAAGAGACTAACATAACGGGAGGGAACAATGTACGTTATAAAAGCGGCAAACGGTAATATATATCCGGTAGATAGATCAGTATTCAGAGTAGCACAAGTTGCTTCTGGTGGATATAAACTTACACACTTTACAGCAAATGCAGGTAGTGTTGCTACTAATGCAGATCCTGCAGCTGCAACTGCTGGTGATGAATTAGGTTATATTGGCAAGTCAGGAAGATTTGTTGCTATAACAGAACCTGCTACATAAGAGGAGTAGGGGATGGCTGAACAATATGAATTTAATTTTCAAAGTGCAACAGTAAAACCTAAAGAAAATATTAAAGCTAAGTTTGATTTGCAGTCTGGAAGCTGGGCTGCAGAACAAGATGTTACACATTTTAAAAACCATATAGAAAATGAAAAACAAAAGCAAGAATATTTTGGTGTTAATAAAAGTAGTGGCTACAGAAAGATGGCAACTATCCCAGATATTATTGCTATTGCAATTAAAGAAAAGTATGGTGTAGATTTACATGATCCTACATTTATGCATGATAGAGATAAGAAAGCAAAGTTTAAACAGATATTAACAACTGAATATCCGCATCTTATGTATAGTACTTAAAGGGAGATTATAATGGCTTTAACATATACAGAGCTAACGACTTTAGTTAGGACTTGGTGTAATAGGGATGAAGAAGTAGTTTCTGATAGTGTTATACAAGATGCATTACAATATGCTGCTGATAAAGTTTATAGAACTTTAAGGGTTCCACCTTTAGAAAATGTAGCAGTCTTTGTTGATACTGATAGTGATCTTACAAATGCTACAGTTGCTTCAACAAATATTAATCCAAGTAAAACTGAAATACAAATACCACAAGATCTAACTGAGATCATTGCAATAAAAGAAACGGACTCAGCTGGTAATACAATAAGAGTATTTAATGAAAAGTTAGATATAAGAACTTTTAATGATCCATATGCAGAACGATATACTAATAACAATTATTTTACCAGAGAAAGAAATGTTCTTATATTAAGTCCTGGATTTGGATATTCTAACTTAGGAACAGCTGCAAATATAGAGGTTTACTATTATAGAAGACTACCTTCATTAAGTGCAAAATATGCTGTAACGGTATTAAACTATGCTGCAGGTTTATTAACAACCTCAGGTGGTTCAACAGCTTTATATTTTGTAAATGGTAATACAACAACTGCATACGCAACTCAAGCAGAAGCAACAACAGCAGCTGGTGGTAATCAAGGTAACACAAATACTGCAAACTATATAGGTCTAGATGTTCCTCATTGGTTAAGAGATGAAAATGAAAGACTACTAATTTATGGTGCATTAGCGCAGATATACGCATTTACTCAAGATGATATGCAAGCCGCAAAGTTTGATAAATTATTTTATTCAGAAATTGCAGAGTTAAATTCGGCGGATAAGCAAAGACAATCTTCAGGTGGTAATGTACAAATGAATTTTAACGGAAGAGGTATGATATGACAACTCCAGCAAGACCAGGAAAATTTACAGGAGCTACAGATACTGCCTCATCAGGTAGTTACTTTGGAACAACCTTACTCAGTGGTATTTCAGATTTAGTTGCAGCTGATGTAGCTTCAGCTCAAACTTCTGCAACTAATGCAGCAACAAGTGCAACAGCAGCAGCAACAAGTGAAACTAATTCTAGTGGAAGTGCTACAGTTGCACAGCAGTTTGCAACTAATGCACATAATACTCAATTTGATTATGGTGGTAGTAACTACTATTCGGCATTACACTATGCTACAGAAGTATCAAGCCAAACATCATTAGCTACAACTGCAAGAACTGACGCACAAAATTTTGCTGTTAAAGCTGCAAATACACAGTTTACATATAGTGGAGTTAACTACTATTCCGCATTACATTATCAAGCTCTTGCAAATACAAATGCAACTACTGCAACTAATTATGCTACTAAAGTAAATGGTGCAGTAACTGGATCTGATTTTTCAGCTAAAGCATGGGCAGTCGGCGGAACTAGTGTAACAACAACTGGTTCAAGAGGTGCTGCAAAAGAATGGGCAACAACTACAGGTGGTGCAGTTGATACCTCTGATTATAGTGCTAAGGAATACGCAATAGGAACTACAGTACCTGCAGGTTCTGCAAAGGAATGGGCTACAACTGCAGAAGATAGTGCAGTTAGTGGTGGTGAATATTCTGCTAAACACTATGCAGCTAAAGCAGCGACATCTAAGTCTGGTGCTGATACCAGTGCAGCTACAGCTGAAGACCATAAAGATGATGCAGAAGGATTTAAAAATACAGCTTCATATTATGCTACTAAAGTAAATGGTGTAGTACCAAGTACATCAGATTACTCTGCTAAAGCTTGGGCTATAGGTGGTACAGGTGTAGATCATGCTTCAGGTGGTGGTAATGCTAAAGACTGGGCAACTGAAACAACAACAACTGCAGATAATACAGA